CAGCGTGACACCAGAACCGCCTAAACCAAACAAGCCACCCGGTGTCCTTGTAGGTCCAGATGGTGTTTTCGGTTCAGTTTGTTGCATTTTTCGCTTTACGCTTTCTGGTAACCAGATTTCTTTATTACCTGTCGGATTTGTTCCCGGTATTGTAGAATTTCCGTTTCCAATTCCTCCGTTCACATTTACAACTGCCGCGGATACATTGATTGTTCCAATAGAATCTCCCAAAGGATTTGTTTTTCCTCCACCTCCAGAACCGCCAGTGATCAGATCGTATAGACTTTTTCCACCTTTAAACAGCTTTAGCCCTCCAGATAATCCAAGAAATCCAGCTAAATAATCTTCGATACCAGCTTTATCTCCGCCTGGTAACAGATCCTTAAGAGATTCCTTGAACCAGTTTCCACCAGCTTTTGCAATATCTTTTCCAATCCCAGTAATCTTTTTAACGATCGCCGGTCTTCCTTTAGAATCCCACCACTTAGAAAACGGATTTACAATCAGTTCATCCCAAGCAATACTAATCTTGCCACCGATTGAAGCATTTTGGAATTTTGGCATACTAATAAGATCGTCGATCTTATCTCCAGCCTTTTCAAGTCCCTTGAATACAGATGTACTTGCATACTCTCCAAGTTTTTCAAGTGATGTTCCAGCTTCTTTTAGTTTTGCATCGGATTTATCAAGATAGTCTGCAAATTCTCCTAAACCTTTCGTTGCTCCCTTCTGGAGACCTTTTCCCCATTTAGAAACAATGTTTATGTCGAACGTATCTTTAATATTTGACATTAATCCAGAAACCGTCGAATTAGATGTTTTATCCATCATTCCATCAAATTCTTTCAGCCCATTAAGGATTGTCTTAACTGCTTTGTCTCCACTGATTTCGCCCTTTTGAGACATTTCTCTGATCTGGGCTATGGATTTACCCTCTGCATCAGCAAGATACTTCCATGCGTTTATACCGACATCTGTCAGCTGATTCATGTCCTCTGCGTTCAATCTTCCGTTTGTTTTCATCTGACCTAAAGCTCTGGATACTCGAGAGATACCCTCTTCTCCAGCTCCAAGTGCTGCGGATGCATTACCAATCTTCGTCAGGTCAGGAATAATGTCTTTATCAGAGAATCCATAAGCCAACATCCTTTGAGCATTTGATACTACGGCCGATGTGTCAAACGGAGTAACAGATGCAAATTTCTTCGCACTATCCATAAACTTCGTAGCTTTCTTTTTAGATTTCAGCATTGTTTCAAAGCCAATTTGATATGTCTGAAATTCGTCTGCTAATGATACTGGATCAGCTATCAATTTCTTTGCAGCAATTCCAGTCATAACTCCACCAGCCAAAGTTTTTAGTGAAAATATAGAATTCTTGATCTTAGATATAACACTTGGGATTTTTTTGATCTGACTTGTTACCTTGTCATTGATTTTTAGGACTGCTGAAAAAGTCTTTCTACCAAAACTCATACCAGCACTCATAGCTTTTTTGATCCCTGCTGTTGCAGTGTCTTTTAATCCAAGTTTTGGAGTCCAGGTCTTTTTACCGAGCCCGTCTCCCTTTTTACCAAACTTGTCAAGGACTGGACTTGCTTTATCTTCAAGTCCTAATTTTGGCTTTGCACGCTTCTTTCCAAGCTTGTCCATCTCTCGTGATGCTTTCTCTGCATTCTTCCCTGTTTGCTGTAGGCCAGAAGACGCATGGTCGGAATATTCCGATACAACATCGATCACAATTTCTTTGTTTGCCATTTATGCATCGCCTCCTTCCATAGCTGTTATAAGTGCTGCAAAGATAAAAGCCCTCTCTCCTTCTGGGAGATCAAGGGCTTTTGATGGCAACATTCCAGTCCGTAAATAATTTTCTGCAAGCAGAGAAGCTAACGGACTGGACTTAATTAGTTTTTTGCATAATCAATGACATTTGTACCACTGCCGGATAACTCTTCGATCTTGTCGCTGACTGCTTCAAGTTCTCCAGCTGTAAGAATTTCCTTAATGATCTCTGCCTGTGTCATAACCATGTGACCAGCTTTGTTCAGTCCTTCTTTTAATGCTGGATTATCCCAGAATTTTGTTCCATCACTTTCCGGAACTGTTGCAATGTAAATCTGCCATGCCATGTAATCTGCATTGCTTACGCTTTTCTCAATTAATGGAAGTGATGCTCCACCCGGATTCGGCATATAAGTTGTTGCTCTCTTTCTGCAATCAGTGATTTCATCAAAAGATAATGGGCGAATATCGAATTTAAACAATTTCTGTCCGTTTCTTTGAATATTTAATGTCTGGCTTACCTCTGTCTTATACTCTGCTGCCTTTAACAGACCAGTGATAAGATCCATTTCATTTTCTTCTGTTACATTGATATTTGTTTTCTTCTCTGCCATTTTCTTATCCTTTCTTTATGCTGCCAATGATTTAATACAATCTGGTACACTGTTAACAATAAACTGGCACTGTCTCTTGATGATTTCTCCCGGTTTTACTTCCAGAATGTTTGTATCTCCGTCAGGAACACATTCATCTAACAGAAACATGCTTTCGCCACCAGCAAGTGGTTCTGTAGCACCACCCCGTAAGCTGAATGTAGGAATTTTCCCATTTTTTATCGCATTCAGCATTGGTACGATTGTTAAATCATCTCTTACTACAGCTTCAGTGAACGATGCTGTAAATTTAACACTGTCTGGAACTCCATATGTCTGTACATCTCCTGCCGGATGGAAATCTACGTTTGAAAAATTCATTCCGACTGCGAACTCTTCCACGGATGCAAACCAGATGGAAACTCCATCAAGTGTGATAAAAAGCTTTCCGTCTTTTCCTGTCATCAGTTTTCTAGTATCAAAACCTTTTCCACTCATCTATATAACACCTCCTACTGTGCGATATACTGGAACTGATATGTTAAGTAGATCTTTTCCATGCTGTCAACGTCATCAATGCGGATAATAAAGTATGCATAATCCGCTGCATGTGGATTTTCTGTATCCTCATAAAATTCGTAGGTATCTAAGATCTTTCCTTCTCTGTTCATTTCAGCCAGTACTTTTTTAGCTTCCTGAATTACATTATCAACGCCTGCTGCATTGTTGCTGATCTTACCGATCAATGGTTCTAATGTACGATTGATACGGTCAAAAGCTTCATAACGGACAGCTGTACGTTTGATCTTCTTCCATCCTTCGTCATCGTCCTCATCCAGAACTGTATATGTGTTCACTCCTGAATCAAACCAGACCTGTCCTTCCTGTCCTTCTGACAAAAGAAGCAATCCAGATTTGATCGCATCGACATATTGTTCATTCGTTAGCTGTTCAATGCATGACTCCGCATCTGGAATCTCTGTATGTACAATTGATGTACTTGAATCTTTGCATCCAATCACACCTGCCTGAACTGCTGCCGCAAGGTATCCTTCCACCCTATCTCCGGCAGTATTATAATATCCGCTACCGCAGTAAATAAAATATGGTGCATTATAGGATTTTGCATTCGTTTTTCTTGTAGCAAGTGACTTTCCTGCCGCTTCTCCAAGTACGCAAACACCCAATGCACCGTTTGAATGGATTCTTTCCATGTATGTCTTCGCTAATGCTTTAACATCTTCTTCGACTGTATCAAGCACCAGTACATTCCAAGCATAAGTTTCGAATGCATTAAACGCATTGCTGTAATCTTCTGTTGTGACTTCCGGTGCTGATCCACCAGCCAAAGCCTGCTGTGCAACCGTCTGCATGATCCCGGATGCTCCAGAAACAAGTTCTGCGGATAAATACTTGCTGTCTTTCATTGCTTCCACCAGATTTGCAGCCTCATTTACATCCGCACCAGCGATAAAGCTTACTTTCTCAACAAGTGTTGCCCCATTGTAAACGGAACACTCTTTTGTCGTTTCATCTCCTAATTTCTGTTTTACAGTTACGGAGAATTTCAAAGCGGTTGGATATTTTGTCTTTAATGTAACTGCATTTGTGGCTGTGGTTGTCTGTAAGGACAGGCTTCCTTCTTTACCACCAGTTCCAAGACGGTAAAGATATACCGTGTTAGCACCTGCATCAAACAGTTTTACCGCTGCATCGATCGTTCCACTCTCCATATAAAGTGAAAGAAGATCACTCTTTGATGTGATCTTCTGAATCTCTCCAACTGGACCAAAATCTGCATGAACCGGAATACAGAAAACTCCGTTCATTGCGGATGCTACACCATTATTTGTGATCTGCTCATGTCTGCGATAAACTCCAGCTCTTTCCTTTTTCTCGCCTTTTAAAAATAATCCGGACAAGTTCTTATACCTCCTTCTTCTTAAATGTATCTACAAGTTTCTTTGCTGTGCTCTGCGTTGCTTCTTTAACACCTGCCCTTGCAAATGCTGTTCGGATAATATCTTGTGATACTCCTAACACCTGTGGATTTTCTGCATATTCATCCACAGTATAAGTAACTTCTGGCACTGTTTTTGTTTCGTCTTTCTTTTCTGCCATTGTTTCCTCCTAACTTATCGTAATTGTCTTTAATTCATCGACTGTTTCAACATCTCGTAGCTTTCCGTACTGACCTCTTACCGTTACCTGTCCATCTTTTAATGGATCAAGTTTCGTGCTGTATGCCAGCTGATTTACAAAAAACGGCGATCCATCATTCATAACGAACCGCTCTCTTTCCTGTAAATCTTGCAGCAAGTTCATAACAAACTGATCAGCATTTACATCCGATCCGGAGATCACATGTACCTTGATGTTGTTTGTAAACCATGTACAAGCATATGTCGATGGGAACGTTCCTGGCTGCATAGAATCCAGTCTAGTATAAACAACCACTTCTTCATCATCCGGCTTCCAGATTTCGTCAAGTTCCGTGTTATTGATCACTGTCACGTTCCAGTTCTCATCAATGTGTTTTGCCAAAGAACCGACTGCATCCAGCGGAAGGTATGAATGTTTTGGAAAAGCATATGCATCGAATGTCAACACTGATCCACATACTTCTACATCCATTTGCCATTCGATTGTTTCCTGAAATGATTCTGACTTTCTCCATACAAGAGAAATCGTTGTATCTTCATCAGTCAAGAAAACTCCTTCAAACGCTTTTTTCAGGATCTTCTTCGCTTCAAGCAAGTTCTTATATCCTTGATTATTAAACAGATACGCTATTGCAATCTCCATCGTTCCAGAAACCTTACGCTCTGAATCATCTTTCAGATTCAGCCCATAGATGATACGCCCATACTGCGAACCATCCCACCTTGAATCAGAATCATCAGGTGCCTGATCCAAAAATATTGCTGGTCCACTTTTGAACGTAGCCAATCCGTTAATATTCAGTCTTTTTAAGTACTTGAAAATTATTTCTTTCATAGAGTTACCTCAAAATCTGAACCGAAGATCTTTACAATCTCCGGCTCTGCTTTCTTCTTAATTGGATCAATAAATGGTCGTTTTGCCATCTTTTTTGTGCCACCTTCCAGCCATTCAGCGTGTTTTGAATTACTTTTTATCCGGCTTGTAACTTGATCTCCTTCAATCAGAGTTTGATCATCCCAGTCCTGACGTAACTTTCCAGACTGTGGTGCTGGTGTTTCTCCCGGTGCGGATGATCTATTCGGAAGCCGTTTGTATTTCTTTCCAGAACCGCCTTTCGACAATACTTCGATCTCAATATTTCTAAGGGTGTTTGTTGCCATTGCACCCTTTCGCATCATCTCTCTTTTGATACTTTCATCAAGATTCTTTGCACATGCTTGAAATTCAGCTTCTACGCCCATCTGTATCACTTCTTTCTAATACATAATAGATGGAAAACTGCCCTGTTCCAGCTGGATCTTTTGTACCCTTCACGATAAACTTACGATCATGGCACGGATCATCGCCAAGCAGTAACACATCGTTCTTACTTAGCTTAACCACTGGATGGTAAGACACAATCGTATGACTGATCGGAGTCTGGTTTTGTTTCCAGATTTCCATTGTCTTCATATCTGCTTCGGCTAGTATACCGTCTATGATCGCATCAGGGGCTTCTTTTTCATTACCCTTTACAACCATGCCATCGTCCATGACTTCTGTATCTTGCCAGTAAACACGGAAAGACTGCATATATTGATATGGTCTACCGATTGATGTCATTTTCAAAAGCGTCCACCTCCAGGATGATTCATCATTCCAACGTAAAAATACTCTCGTTTTTCATTCTCATACGGCTTGATTCCAACACTGGAAGATGCAATTTCTTTTTTCAGATCATCATAAAGCTGTTTCCAGAAATTCATTCGATTACCAAAATTAAAAGAGACAGGGCCAACACTGTTGTCTACGTCCTGCCCGTATTTGAACATCATATGTTCTAGCAATTTCAGTTTTGCCATCTTAAAATTGTCTGGATACTGCTCTAATACAGCTGTGATCTCTTCATCGGAAAGTGCAGCTGACATTTCATCTTTGGATACATCAGTATCCGCCAATTCAAACCGCATTTTCATAACATCATCGGAATTGATATCTTCTGGAAAATAGTTATACGTCATTCTCCTCGCCACCTTCCGGCTGTTCTGCTGGTTCTTCGGTTTCTTCTACTGCTTCTGATTCCTGATTAATATCAGTATCAACGGAAAGATCAGCAAGTCTTGTTTCAACTGCTGCCTTAATTCCTTTTCTGGAATCAATCTCATGTAACAGCTGTAAGATCGGTGTATCTTCCTCTGTCATGGTCGCAATCTCAATTTTTGCCTCTTCCATTGTTTTCTGAATTGTGGCAAAGAACTGTAATAACTGCTGTGCGTTCACTGCAAGCTCGTGCTTAGATTGTAATAAAGGAATTGATAAAGTGTTAGGGTTAACATTCAAATCCTCTGCATACGCTCCATTTACGCTCGCTACTTCTGCAATGTGTCCAGACTTCTTTAAAAAGAGAGATCGTCGTTCATCTACGACACCCTCTGGAATAGTCTCTCCGGCCTTATACTGCCTGCCGCCAAAATTAACTGGCTTTAATGCAACATAATTCATACTAGGCACCTCCTACTCAGCTACACATCCTGTTAAGAATGTTGCGAGATCATCGGAAGTTTTCTTCATATCAGTTGCCATAAGTCCTTCGATGAACTCTGTATGTGTTCCACCTTCTCCGTCATACTGTGATGTAGCCATCCACTGTCCGTTGCCTAACATATCCCATGTATAGATATAACCGGCAGATGGTTCTTCCAGAGATACCTCTTTTGGTGCATAAGTCATTAATGCACTGCTGTCGTCAAAAACAAACTTCATATCGGCTTTCTGACCGATCTCTGCTGCATTATATGTTGAATATAATACTTTAACCTCTTCAAATCCAAGGATCGCTGCAATTACCTGTTCGTCTACAAGTGCTGGGTTTGGTGTTGATCCTGAACCAACAACTCGATCTAAGAACTGTGGATGATTCTTGATCGCTTTAAATGTCTTATATCCTAAGCATAATTTGTTTGGTAATCTACGTCCGTTTAAAAGCATTTCCTGTTTCATATCGTCAAACGCACCTACGATATCAGCGTTAGCATCATCAAAACGTACAAACTGCTTAGATGTTGAAGCTGTTGTTTCTCCTGTCTTAACATTTCCCCATGCATCAGCATTGAAAAACTTGTTTGCAAAGATCATATCAAGATGCAAATTCATCTGCTCTGAAATCTGTCTTACCTTTGCACGTCTTGGATCAATCGTCGCTGGTGCTCCTGTTCTCTGGTAATCAAGAGATGTGATATTGTCTACTCCAACGATAACCTGATCTACCTCGCATTTGTAAGTACCGTCTGAATGAGAGAATACAGCTGGTTCTACTTTGCCGAACTTAGGCTTTCTTCTTACCTGATCTTTTGCAATCTCTTCCTTGTTGAAAATATAGTAATTTCCTGTACTTGCCTGCACTGGAAGAATCGGGAAGATACTTGGTGCAACGTTCATTCCCGGTGCCTGAAAATAGCTCATTGCCATATTTGTTAAGTAATAGTTAGGTTTCCATCCTTTCGCAATATCAACTGCGATTGCTGCTGCGTTATTATGTCCTGTGCTCATTTATTCTATTCCTCCTTTATTTACGCTTCATATCCAGCATGGATAATCGCAACTCTTACGATATCTCCTTTTGCTGTTGCCGGTGCAAGTGCCATAGCTAAAATGTACTGCCCTGTGATTGCCTTCTGACAAAATCCCTCTGCATCTACAGCAAGGAAATCTCCAGAATCAAACGCTGCACCAGCGGTCCACATGCCCTGATTTCTGATCTGAACAGTAATATCATCGCCTTTGGCTACTGTCTCATTTTCAAGGACCGCAATTCCTGTTGCTTTCTTTCCAGCTTCAGGAAGTTTCACTCCATCTTTTGTTAATAAGACTGCTGCAGCTGTTTTAAGTGCTTCCCCAGCTGTAGCAACGATCACTGGGCTATCATTGATCGGATTGTATTCATATATTCTGCTTGCCATCTTCTGTATCTCCTTTCCTATTTGTCGAACATTGCTCTTAATTCAGGATCATTCTGCATAACGATATCCTGTGCCTGTGCATCAGTAAGGTTCGGCATAGATTTCTTGATCTCTGCTACCTTTGCATTCATCTTTGCAGCACCTTCTGTATCGTTGTTTCCTGTGTGTGCTCCACCAGACTTACCGATCTCCTCAAACAGACCTGATTTCTGAATTACTGCAAGATTGTTATCCATGGATGCAATGAAGTTGTTGTACGCTTCATCAGATGTTGCTTTCATGGATTTCAGAACTGGCACTAAGTCCTCTGCTTTTGTTCCTAAGAGTTCATACTTCTTAGCAACTTCTTCTAAGGACTTCTGTTCTGCTTCTTCTGCTCTCTTCTGGATTGGTTCCATGATCTTCTTCATCATAGAAGTGAAGTCCTTTGCAACACCTTCCATTGCTTTATTCACTGCTTCCTGAACCTGTCCATCAATATCAGCTCTTTTTGCAGTATCCTCTTTTTTTGCATTTGCATCATCCTGTAATGCTTTTAATGCTTCTTTCTTTTCTTCCTCTGTCATATTTGAAATATCAAATGCCATTTCATTCTCCTTTTCTTCTTTTTCTTTGTTAATAGTTTCAGGATCGCAAGATTTCTCAATTACCTCTTGCATTTTTGCGATCTCAAAATCATCCGCAACAACAGTATCTTCTTTGTCTGTTGCTGCACGTTCTAATTTGATCCAAGACTTGGATGCATCATCCGAAAATGCCTTAAACTGATCAATGCTCTGTGCGATTGCTGCCTGTTTATCCTCACACTCTTTATCGAGTAAGATTGACACAATCGACTGCTCCAGAGAGTTGCAGGCATTCCAGATCTGGTCCCTCACGTCGTAGATCTTCTTTTCATTCATTACATCATCAAATGATGTTGCTTCATCTTCCATGGACTTTCTGACATCTTCTGAATTTACTCCTAAGCTGTCACAAAACGCATTAAAGAATCGCTTGAAAAAGTTTCCCTTCGGTTCTTCTGCACCTCCTCTCTTTTTAATCAGGATATTTGCTTTCTGATCTGCTCCGATGTCTACTGCATCGATCTTTTTTACTTCCAGATCAGAAAGCTTTGTCTTTCCTTTTGTTTTCATGTTTCCTCCTTTCTAACGACACTTTTTCGAGTTTCAAAAACGCAAAGTGCATTTTCAAACACAAAAAATAGACCAATTTGCATTTTTTGCAAAATGGTCCTTAGTTGGTATATTAGTTGAACTATTTAGCTATTTTTTGAACTAAATTTTAGATTTAGCTTAATTTTTAACTAATTTAAGACTAAATTTCAGTTTTTTCTTTCAGATTTCACTTCCTCAATGATCTTCTGAATCTTTCTTTTATAGTTCTTGTTCCCTGTCAGCCTTATGTGGCTTTCCAAGGTCCTTAAATTTCTTGACGTTGGAACTCTTCTACGTTCCACGTTCTTCTTGATTGCGATCGCAACTCTTTTATTCCTACAATGCGTATGATGCAATTCAAAGCAATCAGGATTGTACACGATCCATTCATCCTGTCGGTGTGATTTCTTAATCTTAAGAATGCGATCATCTCCTAGTTAATTCCTTGCCACGCCTGTTGCAGCAAAAATCCTAACAGTTCCCAGATCTTGTTTTTGATACTTCCCATGCAAATATCTTTGCCGATCTTTTCATCGTAATTCTTTGGATCAACACACGAAGATGATTCTACAATATCAAACCCATTTCTAAGTACACAACGAACAACTGTTGTTGTCTCTCCCATCGTGATTGTCTCCGTAGATGCAATAAAATCATCGACCATTTCTGGTCCGATACTTACTCCAGATGGAAGATTTTTATTATCATCCACTTTCATATATGCTTTCTCAAAAACATCTTTCGGAGACCATGATTCGTACCCATCTGGGTATACAACCTTGTATCCTGTGATTTCCTTTGTGATCGGATTTCTTTCTGGTTCTGCCTGAATCAATTTTGCACCGATATATTTGTCCATCATTCTTCCTCCTCGACTTCAATACGTTTCGCTTTGCCCTCAATTGAGAACATTGTATAAGTTCCGTCCTTAATCTTTGCCCAGACCTCATTGTCTGTGATGTGGAAACCAACCCACCAGCCTTCAGGCAACGTACCTTCCTCTATACCGAGAGTTTTCATCTTTTCCTTAGTGAATATAATACTCTCGATCAGAACGCCTGCACCGCCTCGCTCGTGCATCTCTCCGGCTTCACGATAGAACTCTACATAGGTATATGCTGTCTGTTCTAGTTCTTCCGGATCAATTAAATCGTTCTGGCGGTCAACCAACTGTTTTCCGTTCTCATCGACTGCAATCTTAGCCCATCCAAAGACGTACTGCTTTTCTTCATCCTTCTTAGTAATATCTACTTGATTCAAGGACTTTCGTATACTGTCCTGTGTCTGTGCTGGGGATCGTATATAATCGTTAAAATATCTCATGCTTCCTCCTTCTTATACAGCCGATCAAAGTCATTCTTACGAACTACATTTAATCGACCGACTGAATCTTTTACAATATAGTCTCCTATTCTTGCAACAAGTCTGCTGCCTTTATATCTTCGTGCATTAAAATAGACCGTGCATCCTATAACGGCTGTTGCTCCGCCTTTCTGTACACGATCTATCATAATTTCTTCGGTATTCATTTTCTTTGTGAACCAGTCAGGGGCGATCATATCAATATCAGGTGTGATCTGCACTGCCTGAACTGTCTGCTCTATTGCTTTATAAATCATAACTTCTCTTTTTCTTTCTCCATCCAACAGGGCAACCAGCTTTCTGCCATTCTTCAAAGGTCACTTCTTCTGGAATCATTTCAAACATTTTCATCGCATCAAAAGAAGCGTGTTTACCTCTTAGAATTTCTTCTTCGGTAGGCTCTCTTAAAAATTCGTCTCGCTCTTCCTGTGTCATATTTGCTTTTTGCTCTTCTGTAAAATGAACCTCTGCATACAGAACACGAAGTAAAAAGCATTCATGCGGTGGTACTTCATTTGCCCTTCTTTTTTGTTCATCTTCTGGCAATAACAACCATTCTTTAGCGGTTAAACTCATTTTACGTCAGCCTCCTCTAACAATATAAACCACTGCTTTGTATCTTCATTAAAAGCTTTGTTGATAACCTGAAATTCAGAACCTCTCTCATATAAAACTTCATGCTCATTCTTTCCATAATTCAAAAGATTTCTTCCGTTTTTAGAATTATTAATATAGATCTGAACTTCCGCATCTTTATTATAGCCGATTTCTGACGATGTTGAAATATATTGTTCAAATTTTATATTTTCCCCAACCTCAAAAGAGTTAACAAAGTCTGATAATTGTTCGGGATCAGAGATCGGTACTGCCCTTAATAAATTTCCAGAATACTTCGGAAAATGTTTTAAAGCTTCATCCAGATTATCAACCATCTTCTGCTCTGTGTCAGTTAGTTTGGTGTCAGTTCTTAACTTCTCATTGACTACATAGGACTCTCTAGGTCCAACGTAATCTATGATAGCTTTCTCTTCCTCCAACTTCATTTCATGGTTCACGTACATTATGCAGCATTTACATCTAGGGTGTAATGGCGAAAGTAACTTTCCAGAAACAAACTCTTCGTCTATTCCAACAACCTTTCCGTTAAGTTCTCTGCACTTAGTACACGTATTTTCACTGTCAGTGGCAGACCATTTTTTGTCTTGCAGTGGCAAGATCCCATCTTCAACCAATCGCTTGGTATGCTGTTGTCGCCCATACTCATAGGCAAATGCTCTTTCGGTCTGTGCGATCGTCTTTGCTCTTTCTCTGAGCTGACGTTCTGCATACTTCATCTGCTTGTCTCTTGCCATCTGTTCAATCTTTTCTGGCTTTGTTCTTGGGTGTTTCTTCTCCAACTCTGCCTTGATCGTCTCATAATACTTCATAGCTGCCTGAGTCTGTGGCTTTGTTAAACCAATACAGGGACGGATAAACCTTGCAAGCTCATCTGTTCCCATATGTTTTCTTATTCCGATATCGATCATTGACTGAATTGCATCTTTCTGTACTCTTGTACAATTCGTTACAAGCTCAGCTGTGTGATTTTCCAACCAATCAGATACAGCCCAATGATCTGCATCAAATTTATATCCAATGTCTATTCCTTTGTGCTGGTTTTGATTTTTAGCACCAGCTTTCATTGCTTTAACCATCTCTGGTGCAATCTTATCATGAACCAGTTTTGAATAATCCTGTTGCCATTCTTCTACAGATTTCTTGGAGATCACACCAGCCTGAATAGCTTCTCTGATCTCTTTAAATGTAAAAACCGTCTGCTGATCCTTCCAATACCTGACCAGCAAGCGTGTTAATTCTGGACTGCTGCTATTAAGAAACCTCTCTAATGCTTCTTTCACATCATTTGGCTTCATCGATCCACGCTTCTTAACCTTTCGGAATAGGAACATATAATCAGCTCCTTCCTAAACGTTTTTTGGCTTCTTGTACCTTTCCAGCATCTTCGGCAACGTCTTGATTGTCCTCTGGATGTACATTATTTCCATTTCCCTGTGATCCAAGATCATTTGTCTGCTGATCTTCTCTATCAGGATCAATGAACCTTTCATCGTTAGCTACCTTTGGTGGCAAATTACCAGCCTCTCGAACATATGTTTCCAGTTCGTCGTCAGGGATCAATACGCCAGTGCCGACCATTGCCTGAATGTACTGTGCTAATTTGTTCATGTCGATCTTTTCAATATCTCCGTGAACCATCTTCGGATAGTCTGTAATCCCCTTAAAATGCTCTCCGTTCAGGTCAATTAATCTTGGAATTGCCTGATTGTTGAACGCTTCGCAGATAATATCTAGGTATGATCCAATCGCCACAGCAAATAACTCTGTCTTGTCATCTGATAACGCAAATGATCCAGTGTGTTCATGCCCCAACAGAATAAAATCCGCAAGCGTTGTCATTGCTATGCGGCTATCATAACGATTTATGATCTCGTTCGTATCAATCTGTCTGCTTCCACCTGTGGAAACAAGCTCGAACTTAAATCCCGGTGGTAGCACGATTCCAGCACTTTTGTCTTGTCGGACATTCTTTACCAAACTATAAGCCCAGGTTAACATTCTTGAGCCTTCGGGATCATCTGGATTATACAAGTCAACACCTTCTGGTGGCGTGACCATCGGTATACCAGCGAGATCTCTTTCGATCCCGATCCCTTCAAATTCCTGAATCCCTTTTTTAAAGTACCAAGAACGATAAGCATTTCTCAGGATACTCCTTCCTTCTGGATTTCCTTTTCTGGATCTGGTCCTGAAATGGATTGCCTTTTCCAGTGGGATCGTATAAAGTCCAAAATTTGGCGGTGGCATCTGCGTCATGCCGATAAGATTGTCTTCATTGTCATACTCCCATTGATACAACGAATCCTGTGATCGGATAGGAAGCTTTCTCCATCCAATCAAACCATCATCATATTTGCTGTTCGTCTTAGGATTTCCTGTCCGCCCTGATCTCCTCTTATATACGATCTCATGATACGACCAGCCGTATGTAAGGAATGATAGGATTTCAGATACTGTGTCAGTCCATGTGTCCTGCATATCATCCATGCAAGACTCAACGAACTCCGCTGCCTCTATATCCTTTTGATCGTCTCCCTGTGGCTCTACGGAAAACTGTGCCTGTCTAAGCAATGTATCTAACGCAAATATGATTGCTCCGATCACATCGTCGTTAGATTCCATTTCCGCATATACCTTTACTCCTCGTTGACCTCTCAACTCTGGGAGAAATTCTTCGTAAAAGCTACCGCCCCACCGGTTTTGACCGATGCGACCTATTTCATCATACAATGCTATTTCACCTCCAGTAACTATCTTTTGTTCCAACATCACTTCCTGGAACACTGATTGGTTTAATTTTGTTTCTGTAGCAAGATAAAACAACAGCATCCGCCCGGTCCGGAGACTCTCCGATGCGTTCTTTCATTGCTTTTTTCGATTCTAGCCGTATCTTCCCTGATGAACTAAGATCATATTTTCTCGCACTTAATTGTGCGATAAGCTCTGTATCATTTGGTAATACTGCTTCTTTTTCTTCTAACATATCTCTTAATATGGACCATGCATAAGATGTGATATCATGATATTTTTCTGCTGCTTTCTTGTCTGGAACGGCAGCAGAAAAATTAACCGGAACGATAACCACACCAGATAGCTTTCCTTCCGATTTTAATTCATTCAAACGATCTGTTACCCCTCCACCAAGACCAGTATCATCTATGATCACATATATTGTTTTTTTATATTTAAACTTTTCCTTGATATTCCTACACTCTACAACAACATCTCCTACAGTTTTCATTAGATCTTGACCATGCCTAATCTTTTCTAGTGTGATTTTGTTATTCATATTTCTTGCGATCACTGTGTCATCGTCACCAAAGCGGGCCACATCGACTCCTAAAGTGCAAATATCAGCTGGTGGTATCTCTTCCAAGATGATCGATGCTTCCAACATTTCCAAGGGCATATAAACATCATCATCCTGTTTGGGAAACAATCCTTTTACTCTGACTCTGACAACATTACTTTCTTCTCCATATTTTCTGATCAGAGAATCAATGTTGTCTTTATTAGTTCTTTTAGATTCTGCGGAGTTTACAGTAATGCAATAATATAATTTACGATCCGATGTATGGCTGTCGTAAAATGTACCGCTTGCTTTTGTCGGGTTTCCACAAAGCAGCAATTTATTATTGGCTCCTGTCAGAGTACCTAAGATTGCTTCCATGATTGGATCTGCAACACCAGAAGCTTCATCAACGATGAATAGCATATTATCTTCATGGAATCCTTGCATATTTTCTGGAGTGGTTGCTGTTCTTGCTACTGCATACCAACGTTCTTTGCTACCAATCATAGATATTTTTGTTTTGGTCCACTGTAGTATCTCCTTCAATAACGGAGATTTACTTTGCCACTTTGAAACCTCTGCCCATAGAACATCGTTCAACTGGTGCAGTGTTGGGGCTGTTGCAACAACTCTTGCATTCTCAAAACAGCTTAAAAACCATAACAATGTTGCAGCTTCAAATCCTGTTTTTCCAACACCCTGTCCGGATTTTATCGTTACTTTTGGATTATCTCTTAAAGCAAATGCTGCTTCTTTTTGCCATTCATCTGGATAAAAAGAAAGAACTTCTTCAAAAAATTGAACTGGATTCTGCTGCCATAAAGGAATACTCTCTACAAGGAAATCATGTAATACTCTATCATCCATCTGATTCCCTCGCTTTTTTTACAGCATCCATCCAAGATTGAACTGCATCTTCTCCTGTATCAGTTTCACTGTGTCTGATTTGTTCTGTCTTAGCTCTGATCTGCTCAATCTTAGCTTTCTGTTCAACTGTAGCAATATCCATATGATCTGCAAGCCATTGTAAAGCTTTCATCTTATCAACCAGCTTAATACTCGCTCCGTCTTTTCCTTGCTTCACTTCCGTGATCAACGTTCCATCAACATCTTCAGATTGTTTAAATTTCACAGTATTGACTTCTTTTTCGAGGACTTCTTTTTCTCCAGTTTCTTTGTTTTCTACCATTACTGGACCAAAAGCACCCATAACTTGAATATTTTCTCGCCCAAACGATACATAATCTGTCACATCTGCAAACGCAATATCCATGTACTTTTGAAAGATATCTTCCTGCTTTAACAGTTCCCTGTTCATATGATTCTGCTTTAGCTGTTCAATCTCTTTTCTGATCACTGGATTCTTCATAAGCCTGCTTCCTAATACGGCAGCAGATGCATAAGTACATCCTGGATAAGCTTTCATGTAAGCTTTCGTATAATTAAACATCCTAGACTGATACAAACAAAAAAGCTGCTGCTGATCGGTAAGTTCATCGTTGATCACGACCTGACTTACATCCTCTGCAACGGCTTCTTTTTTGTGTGCACCCTTTTTATTTTGTGTGCACCCCTTTTGGATGCATTCTGTCTTTTTATCTCTCGACCATGCGTATCGTTTCTTCCATGACTTTACAGTGTTGATCGAGACTCCATACTTGGCAGCAATGTCTTTATATTTCATTCCCACTACATAGTCGGCTTCTGCAAGTATGTAGTTTTTTTCTTCACTCAAACATTACCACCTTCTTTCTTATTTCTTAAATGGACCACCAGGGACTCGAACCCTGGACTGTTCATCGGTTATAAGCCGACCGCTCTCCCTGCTGAGCTAGTGGTCCTTAAATTTATGTACGAAAAAAGCACCCGAAGGTGCTTGATTCTTTATATTATCTAGCTTTTGTTACTCCAAGTACGCTCATCAATGCTTCTCTTAATACTCCAGATACATTGATATGAGCTTCTTCTGCTTCTCGATTTAACCAATTGGGTAATGTCACATTTCTACGAACCATTTTATTATCGATCGCTCTTCTATACTCTGTAAGATCAACATCAACTAAAGATACAATTCCTTTTCCATCTTCTGCAAACGTTCCATTAGTCACGTCAACATCTGCTATTGGTGTAGGTTCTGGTATTGGTTTATTTTCATCCTGTAAATTGATACATGCTAAACCGATTGCATCTCTTGCCATTTCTATCGCATCTGCAATGGTTCCTTTTGCCTTACCCTCTTCATTTGCTTCTGTTAAAATTCCAAGATCCGGAACTTCAACTAAAATATTCGTATCTACATCTGTAAAGATAACTGGGTATGCTCCTTTCATTTCGTTCTCCTCCTATTATAATATATCTATTATGTGTTAAGGACAGGGGATTTTATAATCCCCATTTCCTTAAAATTGCTCTTGCTAACCTTTCATTTATCTCGCGATGTCGTGGAATCTTTTCTTCATCATCCCCTCGCTTATAAATATCATGGTTTCCTCCGTGTCTTGCAAATTCAAAACCCGCTTTTTCAAGTTTCTTCACTAGGTCTCTTTGCTTCATAAGTTACCTCCTTATGATTATATTATACACATTTAGTGTGTATAAGTCAACGCCTAGTGTGTATTTTATGTGTATTTTGCATAAGAAAAACCCGAGATGATTTAAAAAATCTCTCGAGCTTTCTTACTTCGAAATACATACCATTAAAGAAGAACTTTTCGTATAGTATCAATACACAAAATGTTTAGTCTATATATTAAACTATTTTCCTACGACAGTGAGCGACATTTATTCATTTTCTGCAAAAAATCTTTCATTTCTCTTCTGTAGATTCTTTTCATTGTACGCAATCTTTCTTTTAGGATGCATGGCATTCATCCTGTGCGCTACCTGTGTCCATGTCATTCCATCAATATAATACAGTCGGAAAATAGTTCTCAATTCACTTTTTTCGATGCTACTTATATACTGTTCTACTTGATTTGTTAATTCTAAAAGTTCATTTTCCTTTTTGATCAACATAGATTTTCGTTTATTAAGCAGCAGCCTCTTTCTGCTAAGTTCTGGTACTGGCATACCCTCAACAACAAAGTGCTGTATTCCACCCATGCCACCGCTTACTGTGTCTTTTACCGTTCCTTCTTCTGCAATTCTGAAGATCTGCTTTTCAGTCTCTGTGATTCTTCTCCTTAAATCTTTAATTTCTTCTTTCATGTCACAATATTGGATCAGTGCGTTCTTGTCCACGTTCTCCCCTCCTGTTACGATTTATTATCTGCTGCCTTATCCGATCCGCCATCTCCTGATACTCTTGCTTGTATTGCACCTGATCGGCACAAATGCCCATGCAGGTTATCTCTGCACAGGCTTTGCATGGATCAATCATATCTGCCTACCGCTCTTTCTTTTCATCTGGCGGTTTCTTATGATCGCTTTTCTTGCATTTGAGTAATAAGGCCGTGATTCTTTCTCTCTTCTTCTTAATTCCTGTTCCTTTGCCTTCCAGGAAAGATACTTCTCACATCCTGTCTGACAAGCAACTCTCTTTGATCCGTGTGATCTATCTTTACAATTTAGGCACGGACAATCTTTGTATGCCATTTATGTATCAACTCCTTCGACTTATTCTTCAACTAATATTTCAACTAATCTAATAATTAGTTCAACTTTCGCAGCGGACATTTGCTGCATACTGTTTCTATCAGCTCATCATAGTCTTTTATTTCACTTGGATACTTGCAATAGTTATCACAGATGTTGCTTTTTATTTCATCAAAAAATTCTGTTATTGTCTTCGGTTCTTCTTTCACGACACCTGTAAGATTTTCAGTGACAGTTTTAGTTTTTTCTTTCGCATCATCTCCTACTTTAGTTTCATGCCCGACCATCACATCATAAAATCTATCAATCTTTTTATTACACATATCCTCAAACTCACAAACTGATGCAAGATCATCAAGTTCGCATTGATCACAGCTATCATGCATATTACAAAAATTGTATAATTCATCTATCTTTTCTTCCCTTGTCATAACTCATCCCTCTCTTTCGCTGCGGCACAGAGTGACATCACTGCCACTCCTGCTACTGCTCCAATAACTAATCCGCTTAAAAATCCAACGATCATAAATTAACCCTCCATCATATTTTCAAACCTGTATTTTTGCTTTGCATCTGGATATTTTTCGTGATCTACTTCACTCATAAACATCTGTAATGGTCTTGCATAGATTCTTTGCATTTCTTTTGTAGCAGCATATACTACAAGTAATTCATTTGTCTCCGTATAGCGAGCAACATTAAGGACAACATATAAGTTCCCTTTAAAGTGTTTGTACACTTCGTAAGGTTTTGGCATGTGTCGTCCATTTAGCATTTTCACCACTCTTTCTATTTTCTCTATTGTCTTTCCCATATTCTTAACGCTCCTTTATTCCAAGTGGAATGTTACATTCTGCATGATTGATCCCAGTATCAAAAATTTAATAGCTTGATAGCAATCTTTTTTTCGGTCGGAATAAAAATAAATTCCATAACATACGATTGTTAGTGTTAAACTTAATACTTTTACAGCATCTTTTGTTGTTATCATTTCTTACTGCCCCCCCCCACATCGTAAATCTCACATGATACTACTTCGTTTCCTGTTCCGTTATCTGTAACCTCAACATCCACGTCATATCCGGAACCCACCAGAGCATCAATGATGATACTCTGGATGGATTCTTCTTTTGTATGGATGTAGGCTTTTCCTAATCTTTGTCTTACTTTGCCCATTACTCTTCCTCTAGTTCTTTTTGGATTTCGCTTGTTAATTCACAATAATAATTATCTATTACTTCTTGACACATTTGAGTTAGTGCATTAATGCTTGATAAACAAAGCATATTTTCTTCATAAATTACATAAGCTGGTGTTTCTCCATCTTCTTTGTATAAACATTCAAATGCAATAACATATATTTCATTTATCTCATTACAATCTTTTAATTCGCCTCTTTTTCTATATAATTTTTTAATAAGTCTTTTATAAAATCCTACCAAGATTTTCATAGCTCCGTCTTCATCTTGGTCCAGATTATAAATTATTTCTGGCTGATTCATAATTGTACAAATGATTGTCTTTTTAACTGCATCCTTGAATTGTGTCTTTGTAATCATATTCTCTTCTCCTTCCAGCTGATACATCAACTGTTGTATTGTTTTATTAATTGATGTATTAAATGATATATTAGTTAATCCTTAACTTTCTTTAACAATTAATAGAAACGGTCTTTCTGCATTTCATCATCAACTTCCTTTGGTATCGGAATCGGTTCAAAGTCATCATTTTCCCCATTCATAAATTTAATCAGACCATCTATGTAGTTGTTAAATTCTACCATTCTTTTTTCTTCATCGGTCATTATCGATCACTTCCTTCTCACAATAAATGCATCCCTTATCACACTTGATCCGAACCTTTAACTTCTGCTGCTTGTCCGGACATAATCTCATCTCTCTGATTGGCTTATTGGTGATCTCACAGATGTAACCTTCAAATTCTTTCTTGTTTACCATTATTTTTTCCTCCATGCCATCACTACATCGTTCTTTCTAAGATCTAATTTAATGTTGTTTTCTTCTCTGACCTGCTCGATCATATCGATCCATGTCACATTTCCTGTTTCTAAACACTCTGTTTTGTCATTGAATCTTTTTTTGAATCGATCTAATCTCTTAGTTCCGAAATCAAATTCATCTTTCAAAACTATAAGACTCATGATCAATACAGTATCTAAAATCTGTAGTGTTGCATCTCTAAAATCCTGGTCAAGTTCTCTTGGATCTATTAGTGTTCGAAGCCCTGCAAGATTTCTCTGTCTTGTTACTCTCTGTAGCTCTTCTAATCCTTTTTCTTTTGCTATTTTGTCACAGAACGCAATTCCTTCATTTCTGCCCTGCATTATATAATCTTGTTTACTCATACTATCTACCTATCTCAGACAGCTTAACTTTCTACCTGAAACAGCATTTATACTGATCACATTTCTATAATTTCTTGCCCGATCATATAAACTGCCGTGATTCTTCTCCTGTGATTTGAAAAATTGTAATACCAAATCTAGTTTGTGAAAAATAAAAATACAAAAACCTGAAAAATATGTTTACGTTTGCTTGCTTCGTTAATAGTTACTCGAAAAATCTTAATCAGATAGAAAGTTAAGCCGTCTGATCATACTCCTTTACTTATGATATCCGGCACAATTGCCTATATAGTGCCATCTTAAATCCTTGCACTTTGTCTCGTTTGCCCCCCCCCTGTTATCTCAGGGTAAAAACGCTTATACCACTTCATCAACGTTTTGTGATCGATACCTGATGTTCTGCTGATCTCATTTGTTGACATACCATGTTGGATCCATAACTGTACAACACGTCTTTTAAATCCTTTGCTGTAATCTGCCATCAGTTCTCCTTTCTGCCCACTGCCTTAGGCAGCAGGCTCATGGCTTATACTGGCTGTTTCTTATGCGGTTAATAGTTACTGTGGTATATAATTCAGTCCATCCGGCTGATCTCTGTCCGCATATGTGATCATCTTTTTACGCCCTGTCGCTTAAGATCATCCCGAACCCCACAACTACCACGACTATTACTACGACTTTTAACAACAATCTTAGGTTGTTGGTTGCTACGGACAGAGATCAACCGGATGCTTTATTTTTTCTTAGCTTGCAGCAAGCAACTTATTAATAAAATACTGCTGCCCTTTACCAGTAACCTTTGTAGTCTTTCTGATCTTTGTCGTTCCATCCGGATTTGTGATCGTTCTTTCTTCAATTTCAAACAATCCCATTTCCATGCTCTTTTGTGTTGGCATATTCCAACTTGGACCTCTTCTTTGGATTAAATATCCGTTATTTCTGAGTTTTTGAAACAGTCTGTTTTGACCAATATCAATTCCTTTTTGCTTAAGAATTTTTGCTAAATCTCCGATCAGAATAGAATCTTTACTCGCTGTTACTGCATCAGCAAATATCTCCTTAGGCTTCATACGTTCATTATCTTCAATCAATGCAGCTTTCTCTGTCTTTAATTTGTCTATTGTTCTATCAGCCATCTTTAATGCTCTCGCAAAGATCTGTTCTGGTGTATTCCAGGCTTTTTCTAAGTCAAGGAAGTACTGTCTAATCTGTTTTCCCTTTTCAGTTCTGGACATTAAACAAATATGTTTTGCCATATCTACAGACATTTTATAATCCTGTAGTTCGCGTTGTGCTCCATTGTTTACAACCGTACCTGTAAGTACACTTGTAAAATCTTCGTTTTCTACGAATCCTTGTGAATTTGATTCAAACCAAGCTGAGAATCTTTTATTAATCTCAAGTGCTTCGTGTAAATCCCTTGCTGATACTGTTGGTTCTTCTGTATCGTAGTTAACAGGAATTAAATTATCCATACGTTATGTCACCTCCTAATTGTTTCTTTAATAACTGTCTTTCCAGATTCTCATAATCACAATCTTTGACTTCTCTTTGGGTAAAATTGTGTATAGTTTCTTCTTTCTTTGGTTTCGGTGTTGATTTCTTCCGTTTCTTTGATGTAGGGAAGAAACTCTTATATCCTCCACCAAATGCTTTTCTTACAATGCCCAACTTATCAGAATCATTCTCAGCCAGAGAATCTAGTTCTTCTTTCAAGGCATTGATCTGTTCTGCAGATAATGTTGGGCCAGTATGATTCCTCATATCAAGATAAAGACAGAACTCTCTGTTCAGATCTGGATTGCTATAATATATATTTTTATTTACTTTACTTTCCTTTTGTCGTTTTTCTGTTGCAGAAATATCTTTTTCTGTTGCAGAAATATCTTTTTCTGTTGCAGAAATGCTATTTTGTGGTGCATTTAATAAAGGTTGACCGTTTTCATCAATCAACCAATATTTACTTCTATCGACTTTGTTCCTAACAGTCACTTCTTTATAGCGTCGCTGAACTCCAACAGAGGTAATAACATTTTGATTCAGGAGGTCTTGATCGAAAAGACCTATCTCCGCACAATAATGAATTACTTGTAACACAAAGTCTTTTTTCTTTACCCAGCGGTTACCAATGGTTTTGATTATTTTTACCGCTAACTGCTCCATTTTAGGCACTTCCAGGTAATATCCTTCATGATAAATCATGCATAGAACAACATCATAGATGGTCTGCCCTAATGGACCATACTCGTTCATCAGATCCATGATGTTAAAATCGTCGTAATAATCGACATCTTTAGGAAAGTAATCTAGTCCTGTTTTGGGTTTACGGCCCACTTTAAGAACACCACCTTCCGTTTATGGTTCTTTCGCTGCATTGCAGCTTCTACATAACAATGCTAAATTATCTTCTTTGTTTAAATCTTTGTATGGAAGTCTCTTTTGTGCAAACTGAAGAACAGATACAACATGATCTATTTGTAAATGCTCTCTGCTGCCACATATACAGCATTTATTCTGATACTTTGCTTTGATATACTCTTTTACATCTTTCCTAGCGATAAAATTAGAAGATGCGTTTCTCAATGCTTTATATCGGATTTTTAGATTATCTGAATTGATATTTCTGATTGTTTGCCATCTAGGGTTCCATTTTGGAAAATTCAAATCATCCATTTTTGATTTCTTCTATCTCTACTTCAACTCGTGGGTCCTCTGCATAATGCTTTTCCATATGCAGCGTTACCACCTGCGTATCATCTCTGTATGCTAATTTATTCAATGCATCAAGAATACTTTTTGCAATGTTATCAATGTCTGGTTTCTTCGTTGGAAACATAAGGTCTTCCAACATCTGTTGTTTCTTTTTCTTGCTTGTACTCTTAACGATCGGATAATAAGCTATGATCGTTACTTTTAAGGGCTGTCCGTCATTAAAAATGATGTTGTTTGATTCCTGCCTGTAACAGCACTTGATCAGATTCTCATACAACATAGTACCTTCTGGCGTATATGAGAAAGTTCCACCTTTTTTACTACGGACAGTTTTCGCCCTGGCTTTTCCTTTCGGTGCACCAGGGACTGTAAATCTAACTGTCTCCATAACTGTTACCCGATGATCGTGATCACTTTTAACAGTTCTTCCGGTAAATTCTCTGTTAAATATTTCTTGATAGCATCTACAGCTTCATACTTCCAGAGACCACCATCAGCTTCAACAAGTTTGAATAATGGTTCTCCGTTAGAACCTTCTCTGATTCGAAAGATAAACTTGCTTTCTGGCTGTTCTACTTCCAGGAAGGTACGATATGGGCGAAGTGTTACTGGATTTGGTACGATCACATCTTCTTTTCCTGCAATACCTTTTGTGATCGTAGCTTTCTGGCTGACTCCATCATCTCCATAGTTGGCCACTGTTTTATTTTCTACGTTTCCAGCAACTGAAAGAATCAGTTCTGTTTCATCACTCTGTTTAAAGGCAGTCTGCATGTTGATTACAAACGCTTCCTGATCATAGTAATGATCGAAATCAAAACCATTTGGATTTGTACCTACGCGGAATAATTCTTCTCGATTTCTTTCCTGCGTAAGACCAGATAGTAATCTTACTCTTGTTGGAGATTCTACGTGAATGATCATAGATTCTCTTAACTCTTCACTCTTTCCACTGATATAATCGATCAGAGAATTAAGACTTGTAGCTGTCAATGGTTCTGCAAACTCTTCTCTGTCATATCGTGACAGGGATTTATCACAATAAGTCTTTCCTGCGATCTCTACAACATGTGGCTCTCTTGCACTGTCTGTCAGTTCTTCGATCTTTTCGATTGCTTCTCTTAAAAATGTATTATCCATTGTTATGTACCTCCTGTTTTGCTTTTCTTAAATCAATGACTTTGTTGCTTGGTTCATAGATTTCCCCAGTGTCCGGATCAAAGGCTTTCTGTGGCTCTTCCTCTTCCTGATCAATCACATCATTGACACTCATCTGTCCCGGAATCTGGTTAAAAATCTCGATCGCTTCAACCTCTCCGGTGCGAAGATCTCTGCCCATACTCAGTGCTGTTGTAGCTCCAAGTTCTGGTGCAAGACTCAGTTTTGTTTCAACTGTAGTCGATACAAAATTTCTTTCATCGTTTGGACGAAGAGAGATTGACACATTAATCTTTCTTACCTTCTGTGCATCTGTGTTGGGATCCTGAACATTTTCAGTGATCTTTTCTAATGCCTTATTAAGCTGTACTGAAAGTTTCCCTCCTGCAAACTGTTCTAAGTTAATATGTTTCATCGTGTTGCTCCTTTCTTTTATTTAAAGAACTGCTGTGGTTCTTCTTTTGTTGTTTCTTCCTGTAGTTCCTGTTTTTCTGGTTCAGGTGTTTCCTCTGCCGTTTCCTGCAGATCCTGATCTGCTACAATATTTTCTTCTGAAACTGTATCTACATAATCTTTTGTTCCATCTTCATGGATCACCGCCATATCAGATTCCATTGCATTCTGCATATCAATGCTCATGATTCCCCATTTACTGATCAGCTGGCGAAGCATTGTCTTATAAGCCATTCCATCAAAATCTTTCTCCCAGAATGTATATCCTTTTTTTGCTGCATACCCTTTGGAATACTTTAATGCATGTGCTTCCATTTTCTTTTTGGACCAGTACATAGCTTTTCGGAAACCGTTTGTATATTCAAACATTGCATAGTATCCGATCGTCTTTGCTTCTTCCCTTACTTCCTCATCATCGATCAGATTTACTTCGATTTCTTCATTCAGTGGATCAAATCGAACCAATTCCCCATCCTTAATTGCCAGAACGTTTAGTTTTTTGTACTGCCCTGAGCGGATTGCTAACTGAATGTATCCTTTATAACCAAGCTGAAACTGTGCTTCTTTACATCCTTTTTTGTTGTTTCTGAATGGAACCATGTAATACTGTCCAAGCTGTGGTGATGGAGAGAGTTTTAAAGACTCTCCAAGTAGTGCAGCGCTTAAGATTGATGGATTTGTACATTCCTGTAAATCTGAATTAACCTGTACTGCAGATACAATAGAAGCAATGAAACGATCTCCGTTTTTACCACCGACTACATTATTAATCTGATTTTTTACAGCATCATTTGTAAGATATGCCGTTAATCCTGTTTTCTGCTGTCTGTTTGCTAAACTGTTTCCAACTGCCATTTTATAATTCCTCCTTTGGATCTATGATTTTAAATTCTTCACATACTTTTTGTACTAGACTGAGTCTTGCGTTAACTTCTTTAAAGTTATGTTCTTTCACAGTACATCGGAATGTGATCGTTGATATTTTTTCTTCTGTATTCACTGGCTTCTGTGCTTTTACTGGCTTCTGTGCTTTTACTGGCTTTTCTGTGCTTTTACCTGCAAATACTACTTTCTTTGCTTCTTCTTGTGATCGTTGTTTTCTTTGTTCCTCTTCCTCTTTTAGTTGTTCTTCATATATTGCTTTCTGCTTTGCTGTCTCTTCTAATTTTTGTTTTTTGTTAATCGCTGCAGTGAGATCAAAGTTCTTTAGATACTCTTCTTTCATCTCATAAGCAAAGGAACTCGTGTCTGCATTGATCACAAATAAATCATTGTCAACCTTGTCACGAATTTCTGTGATTTCCTTTGTGATCGATTTAAACGTTGTTGATACATTCAGCCAGGATTCTTTAAAAATTTTGTCAAACGTTACTACATCAGCAAGTCCACCGATTGTTTTTGCATAGATTTCTTTGACCTTTTCAAGTTTTTCCTGTCTTGTTGCTTCTTCATATCCTTTGATCTGCGTATCAATATTTGCAATCGCTTTATTAACAATACCAACCAGTTCTTTCTCTTGTTTCTCGAATGCTGAATATGGTTCTGTAATCTGTTTTTTAATTTCTTTTCGCTTGCTCTCTAAAGCTTCCACAAATTTATTAAGATTTGCACGATCTTTTTTGGCATCTTTTACCTGATCTGCTGTATAAACCAGATTCATGTAATCATTTGCTTTTCCTTGGATTTCTATTTTTAACTCTTCATAGTTCCAGTCAATCTCTTTCAGAAATCCCTCTTCCTGTGGATTGTATATCTTAAGTTCCATACATTTCTCCTTTTTATATTTCCGGAAGGATTAAATGTGGCTGCTGTCTTTTTAAAACTTTCTGCCAGAACTCTTCTTCCGCTTGTTTTAATATCTCAATGTCTTCTTCTGCCTCTAATCGCTCAATATGATAATCTTTTGTCTCCAATCTGATCTGACCCTGCCATACTGATTTCAGCTGTGCTCTCAGTTCAACAAACTCATATTCGCTAACTAGCAGGTAATGTAGGACCTGTATGTAATAGTTGTCCGGAATCTGATCTTTCCACTTCTCACGCTGCATACTTTGTAGGATATTAGTTGTCTTAATTTCTAAGATTCCTTTGCGACCATCCTGATCGGTCAGTTCTCCATCCAAAGAAGCATGCGCCCATGGATGCTTTTCGTTTCGGATCATGTTGTCTCCGAAGTACTCAACCTTATACTCTGGATGATCCAGTGCAAACAGCGATCTAAGCAATGGCTCCGCATCATGCCCATACTTTACATAATCTTTATCTGAAATATCAGGAGCCATTCGCTGTCCTGTCTTTTCTAAATAAAGCTCTATATTGGTTTTATATGGATTGAGTCCTAATACCGCAGATGCATCAGATCCACCGATTCCGTGTCTGGCATTTAACCAGGAATCAAAGGAATCGAACTGAATCCGTTTGATTCCTTTGCTAATCTCAATCTCCTGCATCTTTAAACCTCTTTCCCAATTCTTTTAATTTAGGAAAGACAAGATCAAACTGTTCTTCTGACATTCCACAAAACTCAATTCCTGCATTTCCATACTTTTCTCCAATAATCAAGGCATTACCAAGAATCTGGTATCCATGGCGATCTGTCTCATACAGCCATGAAGCTATCTTATTTAATTTATTTTCATCGCAATGAAAATAAAATTCTTCATCAACCAACATGCTTACTTTTGATCCTGGTACATTTTTAATCTCAATTCCTGCACCAATCTCTGTATATAATCTCTTGGGCTGTACGTGTTCAATTAGCTCACATCTGTTTCCGATGTGTTCTTTCAACTTTTTCCATGATTTAAGTCCCACGTCTGGATATTCCAGCTCTTTTACCTCATTATCAGTTGTGATCAGAATCATCTTTCCCATTGTCATTTCCTCTTCTTTCTTCTAATAGTCCCATCAATTTTTCTTTCAGATACCATGCTTCGATCATACAGTTCGGATTGTTGAGAAACAGCATTGTACTGTAATCTGGTCGCTGTTCTGCACTAAAGCCATTTTCCCAGATCTTAACGCTTAGCACTGCGGTAGCTCCATGATATTCAGCTTGTACACATGGAACACCTGGTTCTCGCCAATCTATAGTTCCATCTGTCATTTCTTGCAGTCGCAACGATAGATCAAAGATCTCAACTACCAATTTTCTGATTTCACTTTTCTTCTAATCTGTGTTATACTTTTCTTGTGTATTTACATCTGTGCCTTCGGAAGTTGCCGCTTCCTGGGCACATTTTTTTATCATTCTTGCTACTTCGTCATAAGCAAGAAGCTTTGCGGTTTCGAAGTGTATTTTGCCTTCTAACTCTTCCGCCTGCATATCTAGCTCAATTTCTTTCTCTTGAAATTTGATCATATGATCAAGCTCTTTTAAAATCTTATTTATCAAATTTCTTCACTCCTTCCTCATAGATCATCGCTGTGATCAAACACAACGCTGCTAATTCCTTAAATATTCCCATTGCGATCAGCACCGCTGCCGTGCAGATCATGGCTTTTGTTTCACTTTTCATCTCATGCTCCTTTCTCAAACACTTATCATTTCAGTTGCAAAAAACTTTTTTGCATTTATGAAATATCTATGCTTATTTTCACTTGTCCGGATTGCATATCCCCATGGAAAAATCCCTTGAATCAGTCCTTTTTCGATTGTTGGAACCCCCATTCCCATCAAATACGCAACTTCTTTCGGGGTTAACGTCTCTATTTTCTTTTTAGGAATTACTGTCTCTTCGAAGTAATTCTCTGGAAGATCAAATGCTTCTGCAATCTCATTTCGTCTTGCTTTTGTCGGTTCCGAATCTCCGGACATCCACTTACTGACGGTCGATCTACTTACACTGCAGATTCTGGACAACTCTACTTGATTGATGTTTTGATCTACCATTACTTTTTTAAGCCTGTCCCTGAACACCTTTATCACCTGCCTTTCTTCAGATGGCTTAAGTCTCCGCCCGATTGAGTGCTATTTTTAATAATTAACCAATTTAGGGAGGGTTTCGGGGTTACGTGTATCGGACAGAGGATTAAGCCATCTGCTATTATTCTGTTGTTTTTCTTTCATATATCTCCTATACTTAATTCACAGGGCACTGGCATGTCCGAGTATTCAAGAAAGGAGAAATCCGTATGAAATACATTTTCTACATTGATCAGGAAACCGTATCTTGCGATTCAACCACCATTGAATCTTTAATTAAAGATAACTGCAATTCATATTTACAAGTAAATTCATCGCTTTGGGCTTTAGATATTGACAAAGATCGTTTCATAACTAGTTTTCTTGCTCCTGAAAAATACTATATCGATATACTCTTTGATGAATATCTAAATGATTCCAGTATCTGTTTTATGCTAGATGCGAATTCTAAACATTGTAATTATTTGTTACCGGACAGTGCTATTCAATTTATTTATAAGGACGTTGAATAACACGCTTCTTAATAGCTTTTGTCCCTAAGCTTTGCAACGCTTCTGTCATTTGAAGGAGTGCAACTACATCTTCTTCATCTAGATATTCTTTTTGGCAGAGCGTTGTAATTGCTTTTTGAATTTGATTTCTTACATAATTCAAATAATCACTAGTTATTGTGATATCTGGTTTTTTTCCCATATTCTCACCTCCTGGTTATTTAATTTCGGTTAAACCGAAGTCTAACGGTAAAAAAATAATCTGCGAATAACGTACATTATACGTTTCTTCTATTTTACGAAGCACTGGAATATCTGGATAAGACTTTCCTTGTTCATAGTTTCTAAGTGTATCTGTCGCTATTCCTATTAATTTAGCAGCTTCTTCTTGCTTATACCCTCGCATTTCACGGATACTTTTTAATGTTGCTTTCATATCTTTAGGAAATCTAGTTTCCATTTTCACTTTCGCTCACCTCCTTAGTTCTCTTATATACTACCACGGTTAAACCGAAGTGTCAACGGTTTTTCCGAATTTTTTTCGGTTTATGTTGATTTTTTTCGGTTTCTCCATTATAATATAGACATATTCAAATCAAGAAAGGAGGCACTGGTAAATGAGCGACTTAGGAAACAAAGAAGTCATGGCTAGAAATATAAAATACTATCTAAAGGCTAACGATGTTACTCAAACAGAAATGTGCAACACCTTAGGTTTTAAAATGTCTACCGTATCAGATTGGATGCATGCACGAACCTATCCACGAATTGACAAAATAGAAATGATGGCTAATTATTTTGGAATAGAAAAATCGGATTTGGTAGAAAAGAAATCTTCTTCTGCAGAACTTAATAAAAGAGACACAAAACAAATAGAAGAAATCCTACAGCAAACCAAAGACAAACTAACATCCCAAGAAGGACTAATGTTTGATGGTGATCCTGCTTCTCCTGAAGCAATTGAATCTATTCTAAACGCAATGGAAATTGGGATGGAGATGGCTAAGAAAAAGAACAAGGAAAAATATACACCTAAAAAATACAAAAAGGACTGATGTGAATGGACATAAAAAAGATTGTAAATTCGCTTGTCAAGAAACACAAAACAAGAAATCCTTTTGAGATTATCAAAGGACTAAATGTTATTCTTGTGCCAGTGCCACTTGAAGGTGTCAGAGGGTTTTATCAATATTTTCAAAGAAATAATATTATCTATATTGATGATTCTCTTCCAGAACATGAACAGATTCTTGTCTGCGCCCATGAGTTAGGCCACATGCTACTGCATAAAAAGGCTAACGCTCTCTTCATGGATACGTATACTGGATTTAACACCACAAAATACGAAAAAGAAGCTGATTTATTTGCTATGGAACTTCTGGTACCTGACGAAACATTCTTAGAATATCAAGAATATACAACTGAACAAATTGCACTCGCTCTTGGGTACACTGAAAAACTAATTAAGTTAAGATTAAAATCAAAATGAAGGGAACATAATGGGGTTATTAAATTCAATATTTGGAAACAACGAATTAAATGATAAGATTCAGGAATTAGAAAATTCTAATTTAGAAATGCAAAAAACAATTGCTAATCTTGAAATCGAAAAAGCTAAATTGGAATCGAAGCTTACACCTGAAATGTTGGATTTGGAATCTTTACAAAAACAGATTTCTGAATCACAAGTAAAATTTGCTCATGATAAAATGGAACAAGAACAAAAGCTTTCAGAACAGTATGATAAGTACATGGAAGAAATTTCTAAGCAAAAGTCGCTTATTCTTGCTTACAATGACGAAATTAATGAGCTAAATTCTAATATAAAAGAATTGAAAAATGAACTTATTACTTTCTCTGATGAAGTTCTTGTTCAGGATTTCGGGTTATATGAACCACGCTACTCTTTTACTAACGCTGATGCTTATAAAGCAGAGCTCATAAATATACGAAACCAGCAGAAAGCAATGATCAAGGATGATACAGCTGTATCCGGGAACATAGGATGGCAAGTAAATGGTAGTGAAGCCAAAGGACGAAAGTTAGTAAGAGACATGCAGAAGCTACTGCTTCGTGCGTTCAACAGTGAATGTGATGAGATTATTAGTAAGGTAAAATACAATAACTATGATACATCTGTTAAGAAAATGGAACGAAGTTTCAATGCTATTGCTAAATTGGGTGTAACAATGTCAATTGCCATAACCGCTCATTACTATGATCTGAAAATTCAAGAGCTTAGATTAGCTCTCGAATATCAGATTCAAAAACAGCGTGAAAAGGAACAAAAGGCAGAATTAAGAGCTCAACAGCGTGAAGAAGCTCGATTACAAAAAGAACTAAAAGAACAACGTAAAAATATTGATAAAGAACGCAAACATTACGAACAAGCCCTTTCTAATATCAATCATCAAATTTCAACCGCTTCTGATGACAATATAGAAGATTTAAATCAAAAGAAAGAGGAAATCATACAATCTCTTTCCGAGATTGACACTAAAATCAAGGATATTGATTACAGAGAGGCTAACCAAAAAGCTGGTTATGTATATGTAATTTCTAACATTGGATCATTCGGTGAAGGTATTTACAAAATCGGTATGACACGTAGATTAAATCCACAAGATCGTGTAGATGAATTAGGAGATGCTTCTGTTCCATTCAAATTTGATGTACATGCAATGATCTTTTCAGAGGATGCTCCAGCATTGGAAGCAGCCTTACATAGAGCTTTTGAAGATCGTAAATTAAACCTTGTAAACCAAAGAAGAGAATTTTTCAGAGTTTCCTTAGATGAGATCAAGGATGTTGTTAAGAATAATTTTGATAAAACAGTGGAATTTGTTGATGTTCCTGATGCTGATCAGTACAGAATCTCCCTGAAACTACGAGAGGAGGAACATCAAGAATGAGCATCTTTGATTTTTTCAGAAAGTCGAAACCCGAAGAACCTAAGCAAGAAATTTTAGATGAACCATCAACTCCTAACATCGCCTTGGATTCATCATCTTATGTCAATGATTCAGAAGTTTCCCTAAAAAAAAGAGAGTTTTATACAGCTGTATTCCTCGACAGATACAGTACTGGAACTCCGATCATGGACGACAACGAATATCCAAGATACTTCCAGTATGATTTTGAAATCAAAAGCCCATCTAAATTTCATAAAAAATTAGTCCAAGATGGTTATTATAAAGATGCTGAATTGGTAGATATCTTGCGTTCTTTAAGAATACCAGAGTTAAAAGCTCTGTTAAGAGAATTACGTCTACATGTATCAGGGAACAAAGAAGATTTGATCAATCGTCTATTAGCTACTGATTCCTCTGATGAATTAATGCATATTTTAAATGCTGATCATATAAAATTTTATTCTCTATCTAATAAGGGAAAATATTTTGTGGAAAATCACAAAGATTATATTGATCTGTTTAACCACAGAATCAAATTAGGGATAGGCATTGACGAATATATATCTGCTAAGAAATCATGTCCAAATAATTATGATTTTCATAAGATCATTTGGTCTATATTCAATGATCGAGAATTTGAATACATGAAAAATAGTAAATTCAATTTATTAACATGTAATTATCGATCTATGGCTGAATGGCTAGGTGATTCAGGTAAACAGGAAGATTCTCTTCTGTACTACCTAAAGGCACTCTACTTTGAGATTATGGCTTCAAATTTTAGCAGCATATCATTATATAACGATGGCGTATATTCTTCTACACGTGTACATTCAGATTCTTTTAATGAACCATATTTAACATATCTTGTAGGAAAAATTTATAATTTAAGAGAATTTTATTCTCAAACAATTTTTGAAGATGCTTGTGAAGTAATGAATCACTTTTATGAATTTGTCTTATGCGATAAAAATACTTTCAAACGTTTGGTTGAAGATATAATCAATAATAATTACGATCATGACAAATGGATGAAGGAATTTACGACGAATCAGATCGCACTGGCACTTGGGTATAGTGAGGAATTGATTCGGTTGAGATTGAAATAGATTTATTTTGTCAGACTCTGACAAAGCAGTAAAAAGTACAGCAGGTATAATAAGGAGTAAACATATGGACCTTACAGAAAAACTACTTGACAAATCAAAAGAAGCTTTTACCATGGCAATAGAAATATACAATAAACCAACAATCAAATATAGAATTGAAGGTTTTAGTTTCTTTATCTGCAATGCCTGGGAATTAATGCTTAAAGCTTATATGATAAAAGCAAAAGGCGAAAATAGTATATATTATAAAGATAATCCAGAACGAACTTTATCTTTGGAAAACTGTATCCAACAAGTATTTACAAATAATAAAGATCCTCTTCGTATCAATCTTGAAAAAATTATTGATCTTCGCAATACCAGTACACACTTTATTGTAGAAGAATATGAAATGGTATATGTTCCATTATTTCAATCTTGTATATTGAATTTTAATGACAAAATGATGTTATTTCATTCTATAGACATGACAGAAATCATTCCTCAAAACTTTCTAACACTGTCTGTCAGCATGAAAGCCCTGAATGAATCTGAAATAATTGCAAAATATCCTGAACAGATTGCTACAAAAATATTCAAAACACGTGATGCTATTGATACTCTATCCCAGAATAATAATGCTAAATTTGCAATCACCATAGAACATCATCATTATATTACAAAGAAAAAAGAAGAAGCTACTTCTTTTGTAAAAGTTGATAAATCAGCTGATACTCCTGTGCAGATCATTAAAGAGCTGAAAGATCCAAACAAAACACACTGTTATACTGCAAAACATTGTATCGATGCTATACAAAAACAAATAAGTAAGAAAAATATTCAGTTAAAATATAATGGTAAAAATACTGAGTTTAACCGTTTTCATTTTAATAATTTTTGTAAACACTATGGATTAAAAGCCAATCAAAAGTTTTGTTATATTCATACACAGTATGAACAACCACAATATACCTATTCTCAGCAAGCAATTGATTTTATTGTGGTCGAACTTACAAAAGATCCAGAACATATTTTAGATAATATTAAGACAAAAAAATAAGTCAACCCCAGGGGCAAAGGAAATTCTAAGCATTACTGCCTACTCCCATTCAGGAACCCAGCCATATCCTTCTCGAGTTAACTTATTGTCATTATAATAGTTTATACATCATCTGTCAATTTATGCACAGATTTTTATACAAAATACTTTTGTCAGACTCTGACAAAACAATTTACTAAATACCATTTCGGTAACTTCACCAAAATGGTCAAAATAAAAAACCGCCTGGCTGACAACCAGACGGAATTTAGAAACCTATCAACAACGTGGTGTGTGATATGCTTCTGACTCGACACCAGAATTATATCATACATCCTGCAAAAACACAATTTGATAAGGGTGTATTTTTTGTACCCTTTTTTTAGAAAGGAATGATGATATATGGCAAGAAGAAACCCCAACGGCTACGGCAGTGTGACAAAATTAAAAGGTAATCGTTCACGCCCTTATGTGATTAAAGTCACTACATACGATGAAGATGGACACGGAAGGCAGGTCCCAGTGGACTATGCTGCTACTCGTGAAGAGGCAAATATTATTTTAGCCAGGTACAATGATAATCCTTGGAATATTGATCGCAATCGCGTCACTCTTGCAGAATTATATAAGCGATGGCTTGAAGTAAAAGCTCCTAAACTTGGAAGTTCTCGTTTATATACACTTAAAGCAGCTTATAAACATTGTCAAAAACTGTACGGAAAGAAATATAGGCAAATACGAGCTTATCATATGCAAGCAACCATGGACGATTGTGGTCGTAGTTACGCTACACAATCTCATATCAAAGCACTTTGGTGGCATTTAGATAATTTTGCATTTGAATTAGACATTATAGATAAGATGTATTCTCAAATAATTTCTGTCAGCACAGAACAGGGAGAAACTAAACGCACTCCATTCACTGAAAAAGAAGTTGAAGCTCTGTGGAAAATATCTGATCAAAAAAATGTAGATATTGTATTAATCTATATTTACACCGGATTCAGATTAATGGAATTGTTAAATATGACATGTGATCAGATCAATCTTGAAGAAGAATATTTTAAAGGCGGAAGCAAATCTTCTTCAGGGAAGAACAGAATTGTGCCAATCCATCCTCGTATCATGCCGTTTGTGAAAAATCGGCTAAAGAAAAGTAATGAATATTTTTTAGAAACTGATGAAGGATCTAAATTTAAAAAAGGGGATTTTTATGAAGAATGGAAAACTGTTATTTCTTATATAACAAAGAAGAAGAAAACTCCTCATGAAGCTAGACATACTTTTGAAACATTCCTTGATAATGCAGGTGGTAATAGAAAGTGTATTGATATGCTGATGGGGCACAAATCTAAAGATGTTGGAAATAGGGTTTATAATCATAAAACAGTGGAACAATTGAGAGATACTATTCTCTTGTTGAAATAATAAATTTCCATTCAACAAGTAACAAATTAGTAACACATATGTTAGGAAATGACCATTTTAAGCCATTTCCTAACATTGCAAAATTATTATACCATAAAAAGAATGGCACTGTATATCACTTTAGTAATATACAGTATCTTTCCTTTCTTCATTATCATCATGTATCTACTTTATCTAAGCAAATTCCACATTACAGCCTGTGCTTTTTCTAAGTCTTTTCTCGCCACAAAAATTTCATACTGTATGGACTGTGATGTAGGATTCCCCACACTTCCAAAGTTTCCACGAAGTGTTCCTGATCCTGCCCATTCTCCTAAGTGATTGTATGTTTTGTATTTGTACTTAATCTTTTCCCGATCCAAGATATCCCTGATCGCATTAAATTGTATCATGTCTGTTCCAATCCATAAGCTTTCTGAATTTAATATTGTAAGCATACTTTTCTCCTTTCTCGCAATTTCCAATTTTATTAAACTGGATTTGCCCCCCTCTTTTGCAGCATACCGAAGCCTCTTTCAACCTGTTAATTAATTTCTTATATTTTATCACAATTTCCTGACTGTGTCCTATTTTTTCCCATAAATAATTCCCATCCCGCTGATCATCCAT